GAGATTTCCGTAAGCGCAGCGGCAATGAATCTATTGATGTAAAAGAAATAGCAGAGTTCGTACACAGCTTTTATGATCGAAATACAGGCACATTCCCTAAAGGGCCAGAAGGTGTAGCAGTTATGGTAGGCAAGAAGTTCGGTGAACAGGCAGAACAGGTAGCTCGTAAATTTGTAGAAAGAATGGCTCCAAACCAAACAACAGAGCAGAATCCAGAACTACAAGAACTAGCAAGAATCAGAGAACTAGCAGGCATGTAAAGATTGTTCGTAGCAGTTAGATCGGGCACTTCGGTGCCCTTTCTTTTTGGCTATCTTTATCTAAACTATCTTGTCAACTTAGAGTCATACTAGTGCGTTAAATTAATACACAGAGGAAATCTGTGATAACCTTAAAAAGGAAAATACTATGAAACTAGTTGCAACTTTAATCGCATCTCTATTTGCTGTATCAGCATTTGCCGCAGATGCACCGAAGAAAGATGAAAAGAAAGCAGCCGCAGAAGCTCCAAAGGCCGCAGCATCAGCTGCTAAAGATGCTAAGGCTGCTCCAGCACCTGCCAAGCCAGCTGAAAAGAAGTAATCGGCTAAATACCGAACAAAGGGCTCACCTGAGCCCTTTCTTTTTGGTAAACTTTTTGTCTACTAAAATCACGCCTAAGGCGTTATATTAATATGAAGGAGAACAAAGATGAAAAAGTTCTTATTCGCTACATTGATAACATTAACTGCTTTTAGCTCACAGGCACAAGCAGACGGTTGGAGACATCGAGGTGGTCATCACCACGGTGGCGGCTATGGATGGGTAGCACCATTAGTTATTGGTGGTGCTGTAGGTTATGCACTTTCGCAGCCAAGATATGTAAGCCCGCCTCCGAGCGTGGTATACGTAACTCCTCCGCCTACATATAATCCACCGTATGGTTATCATTGGGAGAGTGTTCTAGACGGCAACTGTAACTGTTACAGAAACGTTCTAGTTCCAAACTAATATGTTAATGAGGACACGGAATGAAAGGATTGACAATCGCTCTTGCGATGATGATAGGTATTGGGACAAGCCAGGCAAGTACGACACTTACTGGGAACGTGAATCCGAATCCCGTATCTACGTCATCACTAGCAAAGATTGCGACCAAAAAAGATCCGGTCCTTGCAAAATCGACCAGGATACCTAAACCTAAGCTGTTTAGGTCAAATCCTCACAGAGCGACCCACTTTAGTGTCGCAGAAGATCCCGATGATGATATTTTTGTGCAAGACGAAGATATATTTGTCGGTTATCGTCGAGAAGATATTAGCAAACCAAAGGCACCATCTACCCCCGATGATCCGGAAGGTATCATCACTGAAGACATCCGTTGGCGGCTGTTCTTGGCTCGTACAGCAGCCATGATCCGCTATCACCAAATACACGGATAGTTTGGTGAAAAAATCTAAAAAAACTATTGACCTTGCTAAATAAAGTACGCATAATACAAATATGCGTAAGGCATACATTTTAAGGCAAAACATAGGAGGCATATTAAAATGGCTACACTAGCAGAAATCCGTGCGAAACTTCAAGAAGCACAATCAAAGTCCACAGGACAATCATCAGGCGGCGACAACGCCATTTACCCACACTGGAACATGCAAGAAGGAAAGGAAGCAGTAATCCGTTTCCTACCAGATGGCAATCCCAACAACACGTTTTTCTGGGTAGAACGTGCAATGATCAAACTACCTTTCGCTGGCGTTAAAGGCGAAACAGATTCCAAACAAGTACAGGTGCAGGTACCCTGCGTTGAAATGTACAATGACGGTTCTGTTTGCCCGATTCTCAGCGAAGTGCGTGGTTGGTTCAAAGACAAGAGCCTAGAGGAAATGGGTCGTAAGTATTGGAAGAAGCGTTCATACATCTTCCAAGGGTTTATTGTCGAAGATCCTCTTAAAGAAGAAAAGACACCAGAAAATCCAATCCGTAGATTTATCATTGGTCCTCAAATCTATCAAATCATCCGTAGTGCTTTGATGGATCCAGAGTTGGATGAGTTGCCAACTGATTATCTCAAGGGTCTAGATTTCCGTATCGCCAAGACATCAAAAGGTGGGTTCGCAGACTACTCTACATCAAAGTGGAGCCGTCGTGAGCGTTCACTGACTGAAGTTGAAGCGGCAGCGATCGAAGCACATGGATTGTTCAATCTTTCCGACTTCCTACCTAAGAAGCCAACCGATGTTGAGCTCAAGGTAATGAAGGAAATGTTTGAAGCATCTGTCGATGGTGAGCCATATGATATGGACCGTTGGGGTCAATACTTCAAACCAGCAGGTATGGGAGCAGCCACTGGCGATCCTAACAAGCCTGCAGCCAGCGCACCTGTAGATGATGCAGATGATGAACCAGCACCAGTAGCAAAGGCAGCTCCTGCTCCAAAGGCAGAAGCACCAGCATCAAATGGTGATGGTAATAGTCGTGCCCAAGATATCTTGGCCATGATTCGCAATCGTCAAAAGCAGTAAGACTTATATAGAGTGTGAGGTACCTCCTCACACTCTCTTCATTACAGGGAAATAAAATGGCAAAACTAGATAAACTATCAAAAGTAAATGAATCAATCACGCTCAATCGTTATGACAACGGTTGGATGGTCGAAATCGGCGGTCGCGATAAGAAAGAAGATTGGAAGACCACTAAGACTATGTGTAACACTGAAGATGAACTAATCTCAGTCATTAAAGAGTGGAACACTAAAGATTTGGATAACTGATTATGGCAACTAAACCGTTCGATATAAGCAAGTTTAGAAAATCTATTACAAAGAATATTGAAGGTCTTAGTATAGGTTTTAACGATCCTACAGATTGGGTTGGCACAGGTAACTATGCATTAAACTATCTAATCAGTGGCGATTTCCACAAAGGAGTTCCGCTAGGCAAAGTTACAGTATTTGCAGGCGAGTCTGGAGCAGGTAAATCATATATCTGTTCAGGTAACTTGATCAAAGCGGCACAAGCACAAGGCATTTATGTTATCTTGGTTGATACAGAAAATGCTCTAGACGAAGATTGGCTAAAGGCACTAGGTGTCGACACTAGCGATGAAAAGTTGTTGAAACTTAATATGGCTATGATCGACGATGTAGCAAAGACTATCACAGAGTTTGTTGCAGAATATAAAGCTATGCCTGAAGACAGTCGTCCTAAGGTACTTTTTGTGCTTGACTCATTAGGTATGTTGTTGACTCCAACGGATGTTAACCAGTTCGAAGCAGGTGATTTGAAAGGTGATATGGGTCGTAAGCCCAAGGCATTGACAGCACTTGTGCGAAACTGTGTTAATATGTTTGGTAGTCTAAACATTGGCCTAGTAGCTACAAACCATACCTATGCAAGCCAAGATATGTTTGATCCAGACGATAAGATTAGTGGTGGCCAAGGTTTTATCTATGCATCAAGTATCGTTGTTGCTATGAAAAAACTCAAACTAAAAGAAGATGACGATGGCAATAAGATCTCAGAAGTACGTGGTATCCGTGCTGCCTGCAAGATCATGAAAACTCGTTATGCAAAGCCTTTTGAAAGTGTACAAGTAAAGATTCCTTATGAGACAGGTATGAATCCATATAGTGGACTGGTCGACTTGTTTGAAGCTAAAGGGATGCTTAAGAAAGAAGGAAATAGTCTTGTATATGTAACTGCTGATGGTGAGATCATCAAACAGTTTCGTAAGGCATGGGAACGCAACGAAAACAATGGACTAGATAGGATGATGGAAGACATTTCAAAACATGGCGAAAAATCCGATTCAGAGATAACTACTACAGTTGAACCTGAAACGGAGGCCAGTTAATGAAGGAAGACCTAATCGCCGATCTGTGGAGCGTCATTGTTGACCACATTCCCGATAAGCAGAAAAAAACCGTAGCTGAAGACTTTGTTAGTACACTAGTCGATCATGGCATTAAAGAAAGCGTTCTAGATCGGTTGATGGGTATTGACCCATACCTCGACGATGCTATCGAATATGCCACTGACGGTGAACAATATCACGAAGAAGACGACTACGATAGATACGAAGACGAGGATTAATGAACTGGTACGATCGAGTTTCAAAAGATATTTCTAATATTCCAGACGCCGTGGCATATTATGAAGCCGAGTTATTGGCAGCAAAGACTGACGCTCGCATAGCGGGAAACCTTGAACGAGCTGCTGCTAATATGCCTGGTATTGTGGAAAATCGTTTCAATCAACTACAAGAGATCGAAGCGATTTTAGAATATCTAAACATTGAACTACGTCGTTTACGCAGTCAGCATTTCCGTAAATATCTTGAAAACTATCAACGCAGCCTATCCTCTAGAGACTGTGAAAAGTTTGTAGAGGGTGAGTCTGATGTCGTTGACTTTGAAAAAATCATCAATGATTTCGCCTTGCTAAGAAACAAATGGCTGGGCGTTATCAAAGCCTTAGATATCAAGCAGTGGCAGATATCTAACATCGTGAAGCTACGTACTGCTGGACTTGAAGATGCAACACTATGAAAATAGTATTAACTGGGCATCTTGGCTTTGTTGGCGGTAATCTTAAGCCCTATTTAGAACAAAAAGGACATACTGTCATTGGCCTCGATATCAAAGAAGGCCAAGACATCCTTACTTGTGATCTTCCTGAGTGTGACGCAGTTATTCATCTAGCTGCAAAAACAGGCGTTCGGGCTAGTCTAGACTCGCCACACGAGTACTGGAAAGTAAATGTAGACGGTACTAGACGAGTTTTACTGCACTACAGCAATAAGAGGGTCTTAGTTGCAAGCTCTAGCAGCCAATATGAACCTCATTTGAATCCCTATGCTGCTACTAAGCATGTCATGGAAAAGATTCCACACGATAATGTTTGCTGGATGAGATTCCATACCGTCTACGGTGCAGACACTGGGCGAGATATGTTTTTTGATAGACTTAGAAATGGAACACTAGAGTATGTCACGGATCATGAACGTGACTTTGTACACGTTGACGATGTCTGTGAAGCTGTCAATATTTTATTAAACAATGATTTTACAGGACCAGTTGATATAGGTACTGGCATTTCCATAAAGATCTCTGATATATGTACTACACTACCAGTTAGAACATATAATCCACACGAAAGAAAACGTACCTGTGCAGATATGCACATTATGAATAGTTTTGGTTTTAGACCGAGATTTTTTCTTTTGTGACACCCACATGGTGCAGTAAGTATGGCTCTACCTCTGTATCGTAAAAATCTACATGAGCCTTTCCTTTAATAACTTTTCCTAAGAATAAGTTTCTGTACTGATACTTTTTGTTTAGTATCTCTAGTATATGAGCATCACCGGGATGTTTCGATTCTAGTATCATGTCATTATACCAAGCATCTGAATATTCTCGAACAAACTGTTTGTAATCTGCATGTTTGGTATTAAAGCAAACGAATCCAGAATCAAGTCCTTCTGGTTTATAAATCGTCGATAGTAGTTCTGTTCTAGGTAAGAACTTTTCTATATCCATAGGTTGCAAGACTTCTACATCAGCGTCTAACCAAATGAGGTAGTCAGCAGTTACATTTTCCAACATGTAAGAAGTGACTCTGGACTTTAGATACCATTTGATAGGTTTTCTTTTAGTTCCATATACTTCAAAATATTTTTCTGGCTGTTTAGTATTTTTTAAACAAACATCTGTAGGATGTGTTTCAAAATCAGATAAAAAGTTTTCTATAGGTTCATCTAAGAAACAAAGTTTTTTGCCAGGAAGGTTTTTCCATGTTGGGAGATATTCGTGTGCGTATTGTTTATAGATTTTTTGGTTTATAGATGTAACCCAAATGATATTATTCTGGTGCATAAACAGTATCGTGTTCCCACTTATCAATAATTTTATATTTCAGTTCGCTGACTATCCATTGTTCCATTTCAACAACTGTATACCCGTGCATTTCACAATAGTCGTTGGTTTCTAACACAATCAACGGTCTATACTTGTTGATTAAGTTTACAGCACCTTTAAGAGCAAACCATTCGAATCCTTCTAGATCTAAATGTAATAAATCACAACCCTCTATATCTAAACTATCTAAAGAAATAAGTTTTATATTACCCTTTCCAGAAACAGTGTAGCCGCCGGTATTGTTTTTCTTTTTAGTAAGAGGTTCACCCAGGCTTATCATTGACTCTTTTTCGCCTAGAGCAAGATTATTTTTAACAACGTTATCTTGTTGTATGTTTTGATCTAAACAATAAAAGTTTTCAGGGTGAGGTTCGAATGTATAGACTTTTTTAAACAAACTAGCATATTTGTTTGGATATAGTCCACAGTGCCCTCCGGCCTGTACAACTATATTGCGATTTTTTACTAGATTAGAAACATTTATAGGAAGATTATAATGATCTTCTCTAGTTAGATACCTCCATGCAACGATATCTCTTTCGGGCCAAACCCAATCTTTGTTGTCAAAGTTTCTTATGGAAGTTTTATAGTTCATATGATATTTAGCACATAATCTACGCACATAAATATCTGTATGAAAAAGATTGTACTTATTACTGGTGGCTTCGATCCGCTCCACTCTGGCCACCTTTCATATATTAAAGAAGCCAAGAAGCTTGGAGATATTCTAGTCGTCGGTGTTAACAGCGATGACTGGTTAACACGCAAAAAGGGCCGAGCTTTTATGCCTTACATGGAACGAGCCAACGTCGTACGAAATATTGTTGGAGTAGATTTCGTCATTGATTTTGACGACAGTGATAACACAGCCAAACATGCAATACATATGGTTAGACAAAGTTATCCTAGTGATCAAATCATTTTTGCCAATGGCGGAGATAGAACTGATAAGAATATTCCAGAAATGGATTTCGCTGATGATAATCTATCATTTGTGTTTGGCACTGGCGGTTTTAACAAATCAAACTCAAGTAGCTGGATCTTAGAAGAATGGAAAGCACCTAAGACCAAACGTCCGTGGGGGTACTATAGAGTTCTTCACGATGTGCCAGGAATGAAAGTCAAAGAGTTGACTGTTGAGCCGGGGCATAGCCTTAGTATGCAAAGACATAAGCATAGATCAGAATACTGGATCGTTAGCCAAGGTGCGTGTGTAGTAAACTCAAAAATGGCAGGCGGTTATGCTCTTCCTCCTACTTTGTTAAAAGAACATCTAGAATATAAAGTACCAGCAGGTGAATGGCATCAACTAACCAATCCTTACGAAGTTCCTTGTAAAATAGTAGAAATACAATACGGCGAAAAATGCCAAGAAGAGGACATTGAAAGACAATGACTGATATCATCCCGGTCTTTATAGGTTATGATCCTAGAGAGGCTATTGCATATCATACCTGTGTAAACAGTATTATTAGAAACTCTAGTAAACCAGTTTCTATTATTCCTGTAGCGTTGAATCTATTCAAAGATTATACAGAAACACACACTGATGGTAGCAATACATTCATATACTCGAGATTTTTAGTACCTTATCTAATGCGTTGGCAAGGATGGGCTATTTTTATTGACGGTGATATGATCGTAAGGGCTGATATTAACGAGTTGTGGGAACTGCGACAAATGGATAAAGATGTCATGGTTGTAAAACATGACTATAAGACTAAATCTGATAAAAAATATCTAGGAAGCAAGAATGAAGACTATCCAAGAAAAAACTGGTCTAGTGTCATCCTATGGAACTGTTCTACTTTCCCTAATAGAAAACTTACTCCAGAGTTTGTACAGAATTCGCCAGGATCTGTCCTTCATAGATTTTCGTGGATAAATGATGAGAGGATCGGAGAGCTACCTAAAGAGTGGAACTGGTTACCGGACGAGTATGGTCCTAACCCAAACGCTAAACTCTTACACTATACATTAGGTACTCCTAGTTTTTATCAATATGCCGATACTCCGATGGGCAGCGATTGGCACCGAGAACGTATACTCACAGAATATTGTCAGCAATATGATCTTCCTAAGTAAAGACGGCCAAGACGAATATGTAATA